CCTGCGCGGACGTCAGAGTCGATAGACTCATCGGCCAGCGTCTAGTCAATCATGGTGAGAGCTTGGATCTCGTTCTGTACCTTCTTCTGTGCGGTTGCTGAGCGTGCCTGTATGGCGTTGTCCAGCGCACTCTGTGCGATACGCAACTGGTCCATGCTACCGGAGTCCCGTGCGGCATCCCGCTGTGCGGTCAGTTGCTGGATGACCTGCTCAAGGCCAGCCGCGTTACCTGAAGCGGCCATGTCGGCCGACGTGTCCATCTCCATGGTGTCCGCCGCGAACTGTACGGTAGCCTGCTCGTCCATCTTGTCCTGAGCTTCACGGGCTTGAGCCGTATACATGCGCGCTGACTCAGCGTCACCGTTGCGCTGTGCCCACTGGGCTAGGGCCGTCAAGTGCGCGGGGTCGTCCATGTCACCGACCGGCCTGTTGGCCTGACGGATAGCGTCACCGAATACCTCACCCATGGGCGCACCCATTGAGCCGATGGTACCGCCGATGTCCGTGAGCATACCACCGAGGTTAACTGATTGGTCTTGTCCTGCCATGGTGTACTCCTTAGCTAATCAAGTCAGCAAACGCGTTGCCGATGTCTGTGCTGTTGTTTATCACGGCGCCGAAGAGGTTTCCGTACAGCTCCGAAGCGGCCTTCTGTGCGTTGATCTGTGCCTGTATTCCGCCGAGGCCCAACTGCGATGCGTAACCCGCACCGGTAAGCTGTCCGGTCTGCGCCATGTTTGCATTGTTCTGAGCCAGACCCATGAGAGCCATCTGCTGTTCCATCGGCAGGTAGGATGTCTGGTAAGCCTGAAGACCCAAGCCTGCCTGCTGTGCTCCGAGGCCGCCCAACTGACCGGCCGCCGCCTGACCCAGCTGTGCGTTGGTTGCACCCATCTGGTTCATGCCCATGCCGATCTGGTTCTGTAAGCCAGCTACGCCAAGGCCCTGCTGTCCGAACATGGTGGACATGTTGGCTTGGTTCATGGCTTCCTGCTGTGCCTGTCCCATAGCTTGGAAGGATGCCGCGTTCTGCGCCTGAGCCTGCGCTCGGGCCATCGCCGCGTCCTCACCTGAGCCACCGAACTGACTACCCATGACTCCACCGCGACCAGCGGCAAACTCCTGAGCGTTAGTCTGGGCACGCTGTGCGTCCAGTGCCGGCTGTTGCATGGCCATGGCGCGGTTGTAGATGTCTTGCTCACGGCCCGCAGTGTCCTGAAGGGCTCGCTGTCGTGCTAGGTTGGCACCGTGAAAGGCGTCATTCTGCTGGAAGTTGAGGCCAGTCTGAGCGTCGCCCATCTGTGCCATAGCCTGTGCCGCGTACGGGTTAGTCGCTCCGCCTTGAAGCATCTCGTACGCATTCTGCATTTGTAGGTTACCGTGGTGATACTTACCGGTAGCCGACGACAGCGCTTCCTCACGGCCTACGCCCAGATTAGTAGAGCCGCTGGCGTCCACCGTACTCGTAGCCCAAGGCGACGACACACTGTACCCAGTGAACTGGGAGTCGTTCTGCAACTGACCCGCCAGCTTGCCCATGTCGGTGGCCGCATCGTCACCCGTCTGGGCAATCTCCTCGGCCATGTAGTAGCCCCCGGCAAGACCGCCAAGGGTACCTAACAATCCCCATCCGCTCATCAGTATATCCTTCCTAGTAGTGTTTGAATGTTAATCTCTTGCAGGGAGAAGACACCACCGTTGATGTCTGCGTCTACGCCCAATGTAACGAAAGCACCAGAGCCCTTAGTGTTGACTCGGTACCGCTTGATAGTGTCAGCCGACTGACCGAATACGCTGTTGCCGAACTGCGCGATACCGAACAGTGCGGGCACCTGCGAGTCTACGTCCAGCGCCTTGGTGTACTCTAGCGTGGTCCCTGTACCCCACCGTGCGTACGCAGTGATAGGCGCATCACGGGTTACGATAGTCAGGTCCATACGCTTGGGGAACTTCTGACGTACGCTGTCGCCGAAGGTCAGCGGGTTGGACTGGTAGCTGAATCGGTAGGTGTCCGTGTCGTTGTCGATGAAGCCACGGTACTCCTTGATGCCTGTGCCGTTGGTGGACCCCAAGAGTACGCGGTCGTTCACCCCGTCCTCTACGTGGATCGCTCTATCCCATACGTGCTCAGTCCATGTGGTGATACGCGAGCCGCCGCTAGAGGACGGACGGCGCATATCCAGTACGAATGCCTTGCGGCTCCCCTTGAAGTTACACACCACGATACTCTCCTGCGGCCAGTAGCTCAAGGAGATGTCGTCGAGGTTGTCTGTCTGTAGGATAAAGAAACTGATGTCAGACCGCACGTTAGCCGTCAGGTCACCGATGGGCACCGACTGCTCCTGTACGGAACGGCCGAGGCTACGGACGCCTGTGTCGTCTACGAACAGCAGGTCACTACCGGTCTGCACTAGGCAGTCACGGCTGACCAGACCCATGCCCTCGATGGTGTCGGCTAGGAAGATACCGCCGACTGCGGCGGGGTCACCCTGCGGGTTGCCGTACATGAGGATGTTGTTGCGGCCGAAGATGACCAGCATGTTGTTGTGGGCCATGATGTTGATGATGCGGTCCCGACCTGAAGGCCAGTACTCGACCACCTCAATGGCGCCGGCTGTGTTCAGCGGGTCAGTGGGTACGTCGGTGGCATCGAGCCATACGCGTGCATCCTGAAGGTCACTGTAGTACACCTTCTGGTAGTCCCCGTCAATGCCCGTCACCCAGAGGCGGCCGTATGCGGACGTTACGATGTCGCCTCGCAGGTCACCGTCAGTCAGGTACGTAGGGTTAGCGGCTATGCCTGTCTTCGGAGGCTCGAAGCCTACCTGATCCTTGAGGTAGCCGGCAGTCTTAGCCAGCGGGTCCACCTCAACGGGCGACTGCTTAGACGCGAAGACGTAGTAGCGGTCACCGAAGGCCGCTATGTCAGCCCTCATGTACTCTTCTGTCAGCACGGTGCTACCCGTGTGGTTCAGGAAGGTGAGCTTACTAAGGCCCATATCGATGGTGGCCAAGAAGTATCCGTCACCGACAGACGCTTCGATACCTAGGCTCTCGTAGAACCACTCCACGGAACAGACGACAATGGGGTCCAGACCAGACGAGTGGTACATGGACCCTATGCTTACCGTGCGGCGGGTATGGCTCGGCTCGGAAATCAGCGACGTGTCGTACGTGTCGATGAAGTTGTTGAATCCCTTACGTGCGCCGATACGGCCGAACTCGTCGATGATGGCGTTGTTCGCCCGTGCGGAGAACGTCGCGTCCTGTACGAGCGGGCTGTCCTCAGAGTTGATACCCTGAAACGACGGAGCCTGTATGGATATGTTCTGCTGTGGCTGTGCCATTAGACTGTAGTCCAGATGTTGTCCATGTCAGTGTTAGCGGCGTCGATAGCGATAGCGTCCGACAAGTACCGCGAAGCAAACAAGTACAGCTCCCCACCAGTCTGAGCACCCACCTCGCCCCTCTCGTTAGCCGCAATGGCGTGGGCCATGTAGATTACGGGAAGGTGCGGGATGAGGAGGCGATCCGTGTCGGTCTCCAGACGGGGCTGTTGCTGATATCCGTACGCGGTGTACGTGGTGGGGGTGCTAGGGGCGGGCCAGAGTCGGAGCTTCATGTCACCATTAGCGTCCTTCCCGTCTACGATGTAGTACTGAGGGGTGCCCGCTGAACCGCCCTGTGCGGCCCTGCGCCGTAGCATCTCCTTGTTCACTTCACGGAGACGAACACCGTTGTCGTCGTAGATGTACGATATTATAGCATTATCTGCACTATTTGTCAAGGTGTGATACTGGCTATCTGCCGTAAACGTCCACTCGGTAGACAGTGCGCTCCACGTGTGGGCGTCCTGAGCCATAGCGATGGCGTCATTGACGAACTCCTTGACCAGAAGGACAACTACGTCGTCGTTCCCGTCAACCGTGGTGACGTTGTCTTCGCGGAGTCTGGACAGTACCGCATTGACTAGCTGTAGGTAGGTCACGAGAACATTCCTCCGTTAGGTTTCTTTGATGATATGAGAGAGTTTCTTAGTCTTTCGTATGGGGTTAGCGTTGCTGGGCGGTACGGCTTAGGCGCTGTGTTCTGCCACTCCAGTGCCGACCACTTAGTGTTGAACATTCCGCCGCCGTCCCCTTCCGGTAGTGTGATCTCAGGCAACTCTATGTTCGGGTTGTTTATGTCCACACACTCACCGTCGATCAGGCGCTGTCCCTCCGGACATGTCTTGGTGGGCTCTACACAGACACCCAGTGCGTTACGCTCCTGACCTTC